TAAAAGTAAATGGTGTTTTAGATATTACTAATACAGGTATCTCTAATGTTCCGCCTGGCACAGCCAAAGAAGTAATACAATAATAAAGAGGCTTGGTTTTCCAAGCCTTTTTTGTTATATTATTAATATAAGTTATGGAAAAGAAAAATATCACTCAAGTTATTGATAAATACCATTTAAATGGTTTAGTAGAATCTGTTACATGGAATAGTACAGAAGATGATGGAATGAGTGTAAAATTTATTACTCCAACTAAAGACTGTGCTGGTTTAGTATCTACTACTAAAGACTTAGGACTTGGTAAAAATGATATTAGTATTTATAGTACTTCTCAATTTAATAAATTGTTAACCATTATGGATATAGCTATGGTTAACATTGAAGTTATTACAGGAAATCAAGGTATTCCATATCAATTAAAAGTTAATGATAATGACTTTGACTTAGATTTTTATTTGTCTAGTGAAGACTTAATTCCAAGTGTTCCAAATATTAATGAACCTGAAGAATATGATGTTGAATTTTCAATTGATGAAGATTTTACTAAAAATTTCACCAAAGCACATTCAGCATTAGATAAACCAGGTAGGTTTGAAATTGGATGTAAAAAAATTGATGATATTAAACATGTTGAATTAACAGTAGGAGACTCAGCTACTTTTGCTAATAAAATTAAAATGGTTCAACCATGTGAATACACAATTGGTATTGAACCAATGGCATTTTCAGCTAATATAGTTAAAGAAATTTTAGCAGTCAATAAATCAGCTAATGGTAAAGCTAAAATTAATGAAGAAGGATTGTTAAAATTAGAATTTACTGAAGATGATATAACATCAACATATTTTGTTGTAAAATTAGCTGAATAATATATTTATCACAAATGGCTAGATCTATTTATACTATAAAAGGTGTTTTGTTTTTAAGTACAAGTAACACAGAAAAAACACAAGGTGAAATTAACGATGAAATTCGTTCAATTGCTGGTGTTGTCACTTTAAATACTCGTCGTGTTGATAAAGACAGAATAGCTGTAGTAGTAAAAACCGATCCTTATCCTTATGGGGGTAAATTTAATGAAGAAGTTTACAATAAAATACTAGCTGAAATTTTAGAAATTCCAGGTGTACGTAAATTCAATGTAAATGAATCTCCATTTGTGAAACCTGAACCAAAAGTTCAAAATAATCCAATTCCAGTTGCGCCACAAAATAAAATAAGTTCTAATGTTAAACAAGGAAATAATCAACGTCCAGGACAAATTATACCTGGTAGAAAATAAAATCGCAGATCATAAAGACATTGATCCTAAATGGATCAAATACAAAAAAGGATACGATAAAGTATTCAAATCTAATGGTTTTTATTACTTTGTAATGGAAATACAAGATGTCAAACCATTTGAAGATAATCAATTATCTTTGGAATTCCCAGGAGAAAATGTTATATTATAATTATGGAAAGAAAAGTTTTGAGAAAAAAATCTAGAGAAGAGACTAGTTCAAAAATTGAAGATGAGGCAATTAGTCCTTATGTAATTTATTTTGATGGTTTTTGCTACACTGTAGTTAAACCTAAAGAAAGAGGTACTGATGAAAACATTGGTTACTACAATAGTTTTAGTAATACTTTAAAATCAATAGCTAAATTATTAGTTAATGATACTAAAACAACTACAATAGCTGATTTTATTAAACGTTATGATGAAATAATGACAAAATTAAGTAATAAATTTGATATATGAAAACACTAAAACCAGTAAATGGACATATGGTCCTAAGACAAGTTGAAGAAGAAGAACAAATGGCAGGAGCTATTTATCTTCCAGATTTGGGAAAAGAAAAATCGTTGGTATGTGAGGTTATTGATGTAAGTCCTACATATAACTTCCATAGAGGCGAGTCAAAAGATTCTGAATTGAAACAAGGAGACATAGTTTTGGTGCCTAGAATGGGTAGCCAAATTATTTCACTTGACAATGAAGATTATGTAATTTGTAAAGAAACAGATATTATAGGAATTGTAAAATGAGCACAAAAACATTATTCGGAACCGAATTAAAACAAAAATTACTAGATGGTATTCTTAAATTGAATGCTAGTGTAAGTTCAACTTTAGGCCCAGGCGGCAGAAATGTACTAATTAATGAAGCTGATGGAACTATTAAAGCAACTAAAGATGGTGTTAGTGTAGCTAAAAGTTTTCATAAATTAGATGATGACATTGAAAATATTGGAGCACAACTTGTAAAACAAGTAGCAATAAAATCAGCGAATGAAGCTGGTGATGGTACTACTACTTCTACTCTTTTAGCAACTGTTATGATTGAAGAAGGAATGAAATTAATTGAAAAAGGTACTAATGTTGTTGAAGTAAAACAACAAATGGAAATAGCAGTAACTGAAGTTATTGATGAATTAAAAGCATTATCTGTTCCTGTTACTTCAAATGAACAGTTATTTAACATTGCTACAATTTCAGGAAATAATGATGAAGAAATTGGTCGTTTATTAGCAGATGCAATTGAAGAAGTTGGATATGATGGTATTGTTACTATTGAATCTAGTAAAACAGGTGAAACAATATTAGACTTTGTTGAAGGTATGCAGTTTGAAAGAGGTTATAAATCACCTTATTTTGTAACTGACAATACTACAATGAAAGCAGTATTAAATGATCCAATGATTTTATTAGTAGACGGTGTTATTAATTCAGCAGCTGAACTAGTTCCTGTACTACAAAAAGCAAGTGGTGAAAATAAATCATTAGTAATTGTAGCTGAGGAATTTGGTGAGGAAGCATTAGCAGTATTATTAATTAATAAATCAAGAGGAGTAATTAAAGCATGTGCTGTTAAAGCACCAGACTATGGTGATCGTAGAACTTTATTATTAGAAGACATGGCTACATTAACAGGTGGACAAGTTGTTAGTGTTAAAAAACAAGGTATTAAACTTGAAAAAGTTGTAGGTCCTATGTTAGAACAGTGTTTAGGTAATGCTAGAATGGTAACTATTACTAAAGAATCAACAACTATTGTTGATGGTAAAGGAAGTAGTGAAGCATTAGAAGCAAGAGCAGAAGAACTAAAAAATCAAATTGACAATGCTCAATCAATGTTTGAAAAAGAAAAACTACAAGAACGTTTAGCTAAATTAAGCGGTGGTGTGGCTATCATTTCAGTTGGTGGAAACAGTGATCTTGAAATTAAAGAAAAAAGAGATCGTGTTGAAGATGCATTATATGCAACTAAAGCTGCTTTAGCAGAAGGCATTATTCCCGGTGGTGGATGGCCATTAGCTAATATTGCTTTAGGTATGACTCAAGAAACTTTAGGTAAAAAGATTATTGCTAAAGCCATTAGTAGTCCATTCTATAAAATTATGGAAAATGCAGGATTAGAAGTAGCACCTAATACAATTGAGGAATTAATCAAATCAGTAGACTTAACATACAATGCTAAAACTAAAGAAGTAGTTAATGCTTATGAAGCTGGTATTTTAGATCCATTTAAAGTAACAAGAGTAGCACTAGAAAATGCATTATCAGTAGCTAGTACTATTTTAACTTCAGAAAGTGTTATTTTTGAAGAAAAGAAAGATGATGCACAACCAATGATGGATATGGGTATGGGATACTAATCCCTCCCATATTTATTATAGATGAAAAAGTTTGTTTTATTGTTGTGTCTTTTACCACAAGTTTTATGTTCTCAAATTAATGTTCATAAAACTGAAGATGGTTGGGACTCAATAGTAAAACAAGCTATTCTTCTAATAGCTAAAACATCTCCTACACATTATAAAATGTTAGTAGAACATGTAGATGTTATTGAATTTTGGAATAAAGATTATTCATCAAATACTGTAGTTGACGGAAAAGGAGTTGTATTAGTTTCATCAAAAGACATTAAGCTAAATAGTTTAAATAACATAGCTGCTGTTTTAGTACATGAAACTTACCATTTACATTTGATGGCTATGCCATACATTTTATCTGGTCATGAAGAAGAGTATCAAGCGTATTCATTTGAACTAAAGTTTTTAAAATTGTTGCAGAATGTTGAACCCAATTTAATTGAGTTTACAAAAGAACAAGTAAAACTTTGGAACATAAAATGAAAAAACTAATATTATTGCTTCTTACTGCTATGGTTGCAGTATTAGCCTTCACTCAAAAATCAACGTTTGTATCTAAAACATTTTTAGATTCAACCAATGTAAATTGTAAAACATTTATAAACGTTTTACAGAAGTTAAAAAATAGTCCATATTTATCATTAAATAAATAAACAATGGCTTTACCTGTATCATTTAACGAATTTAAAAATAACCCAGTAAGTGCAATAGCATTTATTATGTTATCTGTTGTGGGCTATCTTTACTATGATTCAATTTCTACTAAAAAAGAAATTTTAGAAGACTGTAAAAAAATAAGTGAAGTCCAAGCAGTTAAAATTGAAAATATGGCTCGTCAATTAAAAAGAAATGACAGTTTAGTTGCTGTTTATACTTATGAAAATCAATTTTATATGACAGCAATTGAAGGTTATAATGAAAGTTTACTACTTAAAAACAAGAAAAAATAATGGGTTGGTTTAAAGATTTAGTCGATGACAATAATTCAATTAATGAGAAATCAGTAGTTGGATTTATTGCTTTTTCATTAATGTGTATTGCATTTATTGTTGATATTATTACTGGTTATTTAGGGAAAGAATTAGTTATCAATAGAATGATCTTTGATGGTTTTATGATAATTGTATTAGGAAGTTTTGCTATTGGTTCTGTAGATAAATTTATTAATAAAAGTAAACCATCTGATAAATCAGAAGAAACAAAAGAAAACGAAGTAGGATGAAATCAAGTTTATTAGTATTATCGTTTACCACTATTTGTGCATTTGTGTGTACTTACTTTATGAAGTTAACCGCTGATAATGCTGAACAGTATCTAGCCTTGGTAGCTGTAATATTTTTTGATGGTTTCATGGGTGTGTGGGCAGGAGTAAAAACTGAAGGTTTTCAAACAAGAAAAGCATTAAAAGTACTTCAAACACTAGTAGTTTGGGTTATAATGTTAACATGCATATTAATGATTGAAATGGGATTTAAAGGTACAAGTTGGCTAAGTGAAACAGTAATGGCACCATTTATTGTATTCCAATTAATAAGTGCTTTAAAAAATGCAAATAGAGCTAAATTAATACAAAACGAGTTATTAACAATACTTCTTAATAAAATTGATCAACATAAAGAAAAATAAATATGTTATTAAAAAAAGGTGACGTAAATGAAGACGTTAAAAAATTACAAATTAAATTAGGTGTAGAACCTATAGGAACATTTGGTCCTAAAACAGAAGAAGCTGTTAAGATATGGCAAAAAACAAATGGATTAGATGATGATGGTGTAGTAGGAGATGATACTTGGAATAAAATATTTGGAGTAACTTCAACACCAACTGTAACTTCTTCATTTAAACTTGATAAATTAAAAGGACACATTCCTGATTCTGTAATAGCAGCAATTCCTGATACAGCGGCTAAGTTTAATATTACAAATGTTTTACGTTTAGCTCATTTCCTTGCACAGGCAGGACATGAATCCGGACAATTTAAAGCTACATCAGAAAATTTAAATTATAGTTCAAAAGGCTTATTAGGTATTTTTCCTAAATATTTTACTCCTGCTTTAGCAGAATCTTATGCTCGTCAACCTGAAAAAATTGCTAATAGAGTTTATGGTGGTAGAATGGGTAATGGAGTAGAAACAACAGGAGAAGGATTTAAATTTAGAGGAAGAGGTTATATTCAATTAACAGGTAAAGACAATTATACTCAGTTTGATAAAACTGTTCCAGAAGACATTTTAGTTAATCCTGATCTAGTATCAACTAAATATGCTTTAGCAAGTGCCGCTTGGTTTTTTAATAAAAATAGTCTTTGGGCTATTTGTGATAAAGGAGCAGATGAGGCTACAATAACAGCAGTAACAAAAAGAGTCAATGGTGGAACTATTGGACTACCAGATAGAATTAAACATTTCAACGAATACTACAACTTACTAAAATAAAAACAAACATGAAAAAAATCACTTTACTCGTATTAAGCATCGTAGCATTGGCTAGCGCTGCTTCAGCTCAAACTGTTAACCAAGCAGATTTCACCTCTAATCCTGATAAATTCAAAGGAATGTCAATTACTATTGATGGTGTTAATTTACATCCTAATACAACTGTACCTAGTGTAGCTGTTGGTGGTCCAGCAGTGGTTTCTGTGGGTGCTGGTTCAAGTCCTTCTGGAAATAATTTAGTAGCTAAATGTAATGCTCCTCGCAGTTATAAAGCAATTGATATTGATTTTCCATCTAACTCATCTTTTACTAAATGTTTTTACATGCTTGAATCAGTTTACAATAGTTTACCTCATGCTCAAGATGTAATTAAAGCACAAATCACTTTTAAAGGTGAACAAAAACTTGGTTATATTATTACTTTATTTAAATTATAATATTTAAAATAATTACTTATAAGAGAGCTTGGTTTTCCAAGCTCTTTTTGTTATTATATATTAAGTATAAAAAAAAATAAAAATTGGCTTTTTTAAAAAAATTTGTTATATTATATAAGATGAAAAAGTTATTATTAGTATTAACAGTAGTAGGATTAGTGGCATGTGCACCATCAACACCAAGTTCAAATAGTGAAATTGACACCACAGTTTGTGATTCAATTTATAAAGACTCGTTAACTTTGATGGATTTAATTGGAGTTAGACAAGTAGTAGAAATGGATAAACATCCAGAACGTTATTAAAAAATAACAAGCCCCCTTAGCTCAATTGGTAGAGCATCTCACTTGTAATGAGAAGGTTTTCAGTTCGATTCTGGAAGGTGGCTCTAGCGGATTAGTGTAATGGTAACACAAAAGGCTCATAACCTTTAATTCACGTTCGAGTCGTGGTCCGCTCCTAAAAATAAAGTATATGAATTTAACAAAAGCATTAAAACACAAAAAGAAACTTGTAAAGCAAATTGATGAAATGTATATTCGTTTCAGTAAGTTTAATTCAACTGTAAAAGGATCTACTGGTTATGCTCCTTCTGTTGCTTATGATGAATGGGTTAGATTAACTAATGAGTTAATTGATTTAAAAACTAAAATCCACATTGCAAACACAGGTATTGCTAGTAAGATTTTTAAATTAGGTGAATTAAAAAGCATGGCTGCTAAACTTCGTAATGTTGAAACCAAAGAAGGTGTACATCGTGACAGATATGGAGATGGTAATGAAATCGAGTATGTAGCTTATATGAACCTGTTTGATAAGGATGCTAGAGTAAAGGAATTAGAAGAGCAAATTGAAACTCTTCAAGAAGAAATTGAGGCATATAATGCTCTCACAATGATATAACCAATTTAAAGAGTAGAGTTGAATGAGTAGCACCGTCTTCGGACGTCTCTGATAGAGATTACTATCTAACGATAACATGATGCTTTGATATTGATATTGATGAATGCCTTAAGATTCAAAATTCAAGATTTAAAAAAGAAAAACTCAAAAATTAAAACTTTTCAGCAAAAGTTTAACTCTACTCTACTTTGGTTTAAAATTAGTCAGGTGGCGGAATAGTAACGTAAGTTCAAATCCTACATCTTCCGCAAAATATACAGGTGTGTAGCTCAACTGGTAGAGCACTGGTCTCCAAAACCAGGTTTGTTGGGAGTTCGAATCTCTCCATGCCTGCTCGAATGTTTTTTATAATCTTTGACATATTTATTATTGATGGTAGATATTAAAAATAATATAGATAAAATTTTATCTGGAGAAATAAAACTACAATATGGTAGTTCTATAAGAAAATATATTATATTAAATAATGTGTTTGAATATAAATGTAATAAATGTGGTATTAATGAATGGATGGGAGAAAAAATTACATTAGAAATAGAACATAAAGATGGAGATAATTGGAATAATAAAAAAGAAAATTTAGAATTTTTATGTCCTAATTGTCATTCATTAACATCTACATTTAGAAAAAAGAAAAGTATAAAACAAAAAACAAACATAAGTGATGAAAAAATAATAGAAGCGTTAAAAAATAACAAAAATATAAATCAAACACTAGTATCTCTAGGAATGGATAATTCAGGAGGTAACTATAAAAGAGTATTAAAAATATGTCAAACCAATAAAATAGAAATACCTAAAATAAAAAAAGAAGAATCAAAATATAATAAAAAATTAACTGAAAGAATTAATAACATTATAAAAGCTGAAATTGATTTTACTCAACGAGGATGGAGATTAAAAGTAGAAAAAGTAACAGGTATTCATCCACAAAGAGCAGATAAATTTATAATAAAATACTTTCCAGAATTAAAAGATATTTTGTATAAACATAAAGATAAAAAATAAATTACCTCCTCGTCTAACGGCAGGACAATTGGTTTTGGTCCAATTAATTGAGGTTCGAATCCTTGGGAGGTAACAAAGTAAGGTGGTATGTAGCCGTCATCCAATACTAGTTAAGGCTATGGGTGGAGAGGAAAGCCGAGTGGGTCAAAGCCCCTAACACCTCACCATCTTACTTTATTTGCTCCTATCGACAAGCGGTTAAGTCATGTCCCTTTCACGGACAAGTCACGGGTTCGAATCCCGTTAGGAGTACTAATAATGGACCTTTAGCTCAGTTGGTTAGTAGCAGCGCACTCATAATGCGAAGGTCACAGGTTCAAGTCCTGTAGGGTCCACTTAAAAAATTAAAAGAAGTTTGGTTTTCCAAGCTTTTTTTGTTATATTATTAGTATAAAAGGTTATGAAAGAAAAAATTAATTATGATTTAAGATCATACTCAAAAGAAGCACAAATTGCTTTTACTACTACAAGTAATTTTATTAATAATGAAGATCTATATAATAGACTCATTACAATGACTAGTATTTGTCCTAAGTTAGTCTTAGCAGGTTCAGTTTCATTACATGTTTTAGGTTTAATTACATTAGATTTTAAAACCAGAAGCGCTGATTTAGATTTTGCTTTAACAGAACCACTAACTGAAGAAGAATTTGATATTATGAAATCATTGTTTGAATTAGAAGTAGTAGATGATCCATATAATGATGAAATACTCTTAGATGAGGAAATAAATAAAACACCAACTAAAGACATACTTAATAAAAAATTAATTAGACTATGGGATCGTAAGTTGAACATTCATATTGATATTTTCAATGAACAGTATGATAATAATTTTGATACAAAACAAGAAAATTTATATCCAGTTAATTTCACACCCGGTAATAAAGATCCACAGATTGTTTATATTCAACATCCATCAAAAACAATTTCATACAAAGTACGTTATGCATTTTATGAAAGTTATAGGAAAAATAAAAAACATAAAAGTGATTGTATTGATTTTTTATGTAAAGACCATGATAAATTTGTACATCGATTACAACAACTAAGTGGAATTAAAAGAAAATTTAAGCAAGCTTTACAAATAAAATCAGCAAAATTAGAAGATTTGAGATATGTGGTAGATGAAAACACATCTTTTTAATAATATGAGTAAGAAAATAAATACACTTTGGGTTGAAAAACATCGCCCTAAAAACTTAGACACCTACATTGGAAATGAAGCCTTAGTAGAAGATTTGAAAGAATGGATTATAAATCAAGATTTTCCTAACTTATTATTACATGGTAGTCCAGGTACAGGTAAAACAACTGCTGCTAAAATTATTACATCAAATATTGATTGTGATTACTTGTATCTAAATTGTAGTGATGAAAATGGAATTGATGCTATTAGAGACAAAGTAAAACAATTTGCAAGTACAGCTACATTTAAAAAATTAAAAGTAGTTATTTTAGATGAAGCTGATTTTTTGACACTTAATGCTCAAGCTGCTTTACGTAATATAATTGAGACATTTAGTTTACAAACTCGTTTCATATTCACGTGTAATTTCGCAGACAGAATTATTTCACCGCTCCATTCAAGACTAGCAAGTTATGCGTTAAATTCGCTTACTCCCAAACAACTTTATGAACATTGTTTGAGTATACTCAACCAAGAAAATGTTGAATATGATAAAAAAGAAGTAGTATCTATTGTAAAAACATTTCATCCGGATATTCGTAAAACACTAAATAATTTACAAGCATGTGTTAGAAATAATGTATTAATAACTACTGGTAAAAGTTTTACTAAGTCAAATTATGTTCAAGACATTATTGATAAATTACAAACCAAAGACGCTTTTACTGAAATTAGACAAATTGTAGCAGACAATGGAGTAAAAGACTTTACTGAAATATACAGAGCATTGTATGATAATACAACTAATGCTAAATCTATTATTACAATTGCTGAAGGAATTCACAACTCAATGAATTCACCAGACAAAGAAATTACATTTATGAGTACAATAGCAAAATTACTTGAAAAATAAATAATTATATATATGAATAATGCACCTAAATTAAATGTAAGTCTTGATAAGACAACAGCCATGACTTGTGATGAGTGTGGACATGAAGTATTCCAAGAAGGAATGATGTTAAGAAAAGTAAGTAAGTTCTTAACAGGTAATCCTCAAGATGGACTAGTACCAATTCCAGTATTTCAATGTACTAAATGTGGACATGTAAATCAAGAATTCTTACCTAAAGAACTACAAACAAAAGATTAATGACTATGTTTGATGACATTTTATGATATTTATCATTGATGATAGGTATTTATAAGATTACATCTCCTAATAATAAGGTTTACATAGGTAAGTCTATTGATTTAGATGAAAGAAAATCTTCCTATAAGTATGAAGGAAGAAGACAGAAACAACATAAATTAAATAATTCCGTAAATAAGTACGGATGGGAAAAACATTTGTTTGAAATAATAGAAATTTGTGAAGTTGAAAATCTAAATGATAAAGAAATATATTGGATTGATTTCTATAATAGTGTAGAAGAAGGTCTAAATATAATGTATGGAGGACAAGGAGGTAAACATAGTCAAGAAGTTAAAGATAAAAAATCTAAATCAATGATGGGTAAAAAACCTTCACTTGAAACTAGACAAAAAATGAGTCAATCTAAAAAAGGACATTCAATGTATGATGAAACTTGGAGAAAAAGAATGCAAGAAGGAGCTTGGAAAAGTAAAGCTAGTTCTAAATATATTCTTCAATATGATTTAGATGGAAATTTTATTAAAGAATGGGAATCCAAAAAACAAGCAGGTAAAGAATTAAAAATAAATCCAGTAAGTATAGCTAATAACACCTGTGGTATTAGTAAAAGTGCTGGTGGTTATGTATGGAAAAACAAATAAAAAAGACACTCACACCATTCGATTGGTTAAAACAGATCACAGTTGAAAAACGTGATTGGTCATCTTTTACTGAAGAAGAACAGTCTGGTTTTAATAGTTTTATTATTAATAAGGCATTGTCATTCAATAAAAGCTATATCCAAATAGTGGAAATGGCTATGTTGTACCCAATGCCTCCAGATAAACTTTATGATTTTTATAAAGACATTATTCCAAAGAAACCAATGTGGAATAAGTGGGTAAAATCAAATGTAAAATGGGATGAGGATGAAGTTCAAGTATTAGCTACTTATTTTGAGTGTGGTGCCCGTGAAGTTAAAGAATTTTTTGAAATTTTGTCTTTAGAAGAAAAAAATGTTATATTATTAGAGTTAAAAGGTTTTGAAGGAAAAAAGAAAAATGGAAAACGAAAAAAATCAAAGTAGAATGTATCCACAATACATTGAAGATCCTCATATTAAAATGGACTATAGTTATGTTCAAGAACACACTGGAAAATCTATAGAAAAAAGTAAAGAAGAATATGAGCGTATTATGAAAAATGAGGACACTCATCGTTTGGTTCGTAAGACTGATAGTATTGTTGATGGAGTAGTAGATAGTTTTATTAGTAGAGCTAGTTTTGGTAAACAAAAATACAACAATACTATGGATCGTACTGATTTAAGTGTTGATGAATGGTTAAATCATGCTATTGAAGAACATATGGATGCTATTTTATATTTGAACAAATTAAGACAAGAACTCAATGGCAAAGTATAAAAATGTTACTAGTAAAAAGTTATATGAAATTAATCATATAACTGACAAAACAGTATCATACTCACAGTACTCAATATGGCGCAATTGTCAATACCAGTGGTATTTAAATTATGCTCAAGGTAATTATATTTACGAACCAAGTATTTTTACAGTATTTGGAACTGCTATACATAATACACTTCAGTCTTACTTAACTAAAGTATACACTGTTTCTAATAAAAAAGCTGATGAACAAGATTGGGAACAATTTTTTAAAGATGATTTCATGGAGGAATACAAAAAACAACTTAAAGAAACTAAAGGTGTACATTTTTCAACTCCTGATGAAATGAAAGAATTTTATGATGATGGTATTGAAATTATTAAAGCATTTAAAAAAGATAAGTCAAAATGGTTTGGTATTAGAAATTGGGAACTTGTAGGTATTGAAGTACCAATTATTTATAAATTAGAAGGCAAACAAAATTTGTATATGAAAGGTTTTATTGATGTTGTAGTACATGATAAAACATATGATGCTTATTATATTTATGATTTCAAAACATCTTATAAAGGTTGGGGAGACAAAGAAAAACGTGATCAAACTAAACTACAACAAATACTTTTATATAAACAATACTTTAGTGACTTATACAATGTTTCATTAGATCAAATTGAAGTTGAATTTATTGTATTAAAACGTAAAGTGTGGGACAGTCCAGATTTTAATATTCCACGTCTACAAGGACTTAAACCAGCTGCTGGTAAAACTAAAATGAAACAAGCAAATACTAACTTTCAAGAGTTTATAAATGAATGTTTTACTAATGATGGTTTGTTTATTTTAGATAAAGAATATCCTAAAAATGTAGGTACAGCTTGTAAATGGTGTAGTTTTGGAAAAAATGGTCTTTGTGATAAAAATGAAAAGAAAACAACATTTTTTTCATAAACTTTTACGTTTTTGATAAATACGTATATATTTATCATCAACAATAAAATTATGGCAACAGCAAGTAAAGACAAGAGTTTAACAAGTTTAAAACTCGAACCACAAATGTTTGAAGATTTCAAAGTTATGTGTGTAAGAACAAAATTCAGTTTATCAAAGTTGGTAGATCGT